CCGGCGGCACGGACGGCGCGACCCAGGGCGGCTCGGCGTACGACGATCGGCGCGCGGCCGGGTAGTGATGCGCGGACTGCCGCCGGTACGTCGGGGGAACCGCTGGTGGTGGCGTGACGACCGGAGCCGCGACGACCTCGAAGAAGTCGCCGCGGCGGGCCCGGGGATAACGCCACCGGCGGGACAACTACCTACTCCTCCCACTCCAGGGAGATGACGTACTTGTGGGAGGCGGGCAGCGCGTTGTCGCGGTTGATGAACGCGAGCCCGTCGGTGGTGCCGGCGGCGATCTGGAACTCCTCCAGCAGCTCGAACGGCAGGTCGACACCGGACTGTGAGTTGAACGCGATCCGGTAGGCGTCGGCGGATGCGACGGTCGGCGGGGTCGCGTACGACGGGATCAGCGAGCAGGATGCGGTCGGCGCGTTCGGGTCGAGCTTGTTGGTGGCGATCGCGGTACCGGGGGTGGTGCCCGCGTTGGTGGTGCGGACGACACCGACGACGACCTGCTGCGAGGTCGGGGTGGTGGCACCGGCGACGACGCCGAGGGTGACGCGGCGCAGCTTGCAGCCGGCACCAGCCACGGGCCGGAGCCATGCGAACCCGGTGTCGACAGCGAGCGCAGCCACCGACTCCAGCTGTGAGGTGTAACGGGACATGACGGGGCGCCTCTCTAGAAGAATCCTGCGTACTGGCTGATGACGTGCGGTGCCATGGTGGCACCGGCCGCGGCCGCGGCCTTGATCTCGGAGACGATGCCGCCCGCGCGGGAAGCGGAGAACGTGGAGCTGCCACCGGTCTCGGAGGTGGTCAACGTCCACTGCGTCTCCAGCGTCGCGAGAGTGACGGGGAACTGGTCGTCGAGCTCGGACCAGTTCGCCTTCGGGGTCTTGCCCTCCTGCACCTGGTGCCCGCAGGCGTAGAAGCCGCCGTTGCCGCTGGTCATGGCGAAGCCGAAGCTGACGGGGCATGACGTGGCACCGGATGCTGTGGTGAATCCGGTGGAGACCTGGGCGAACGCCCCGGATCCGTTGGTGCCGGACGTGTCGACCCCGGCGATGTCGGCCACGGACCACACGCACCGGGTCATGGTGGTCGCGCCGAACGAGATGGTGATCGCACCGGTGCTCGGCGAGGCGGACATGCCGCGGAACCGGAACAGCTTACCGCGGTCAGTGCCGGCATTGTCGGTGTCCTGGGCGAGATCGAGCGCGTAGGTGATGCCGTTGCCGGTGACGGTCGGCTGGGGTGGGGCAACGGAACCGGTGGAGATGTAGGCGTGGACGTCGATGACCACGAGCTCTAGCGCGCCGGGTGTCACGGACGCCGTGTTGAACGACGTCGCGGACGACCCGCCGTTACCGGTCAGCTTCGTGAACGTCAACGCCATGGCGCTCTAGGCCTCCAGCGCATCCAGGCGCTTCTCGTGGTTGTCGAGCCGCTGATCCGTGTACGAACCCTCGATCGGGCCGTTGCGGTACGCCCAGTTGCCGCGGTTCAGGGCCTCGCCGACGGTGACAACGCTGCCGTCGGGATCGGGAGCGGCACCCGGGACGGGGTCGGTGAACTGCATGTCGCCTCCTGTGGGTGTGGTCGGGAGGAGCCCGACAGTCATGTAGTAGCGGGTGTAGGTCATGAGCAGCCCGATGAGCCGGTAGGCGCGGCCGGGGCATTCCTTGTTCGCGACGTCCTTGTGTCCGTGCCAGCGGGCGCCCGGGGCGGCGAGTCCGGCGCGGATCAGGGCGGCGGCCCACTTGCCGGCGGCGCGGAGCTGCGGGTCGGTGACCGGGTCGTCAGGCATCTGCGGCAGGCACAGGGCCCGCACCGAGTAGTTCAGGTTCCAGGCGTCGCCGGTGGGGCCGAGCAGCGACCCGCCGTGCGTCGGACACGTGGTCAGGTGGTAGTCGTTGATGGTGTGGGCGCCGCGGCGGGTCAGCGGCTGCCCCTCCTGCAAGCGGCCGGACTGGAACGCGAGCGCGTTGTAGCTGATCCCGGTGTGTGGGAACCGGCCGATGCCGATCTCCTCGACGAACCGGGCGACCTTGTCTTCACCCGCCTGGGTGCCGTCGGCGGCCTTGACGACCGCGACGTGGAGGAAGAAGTCATGGGCGGGTTCGACGACGGCCCGGTCGTCGCTGTAGTCGAAGGTGAACCCGGCCTGTTCGCGGGTGCGGATCTTCAAGCCCTGCGCGGTCAGGGCCTTGCGTTCGCGGGGTATGTCGGTCATCGCTGCTCCTAGGGGCTGGGGCTTGTGATCGGCACGGTCGGTTCGGGCTGGCCGCCACAGGTGATGGTCTGGGTGGTGCCGTCGGAGAAGGCGAAGGTGAAGGTGACGGGCTGGTTCGAGTCGCAGGTGATGGTGACGATGCCGCGCCCGTCGGCACCGGCCGGGCCGGTCGGCCCAGCCGGACCTTCCGGCCCCTGCGGCCCGGTAGGACCCTCGGGACCGGTCGCACCAGCAGCTCCGTCCGTGCCGTCGGTGCCGTCCGTGCCATTGGTGCCGTCCACACCATCGGTGCCGGCGGGCCCTGCCGGGCCGGGCCGGCCGGGCTGCCCCTGGCAGTGCATCGCGGTCAGCATGCACGGTGGGGTCGTACCCGCTGGACCCCTCGCGCCTGGCGGTCCCTGGGGGCCTCTGGGGCCTCGCGGCCCAATCGGGCCCGTCGCCCCAGGCTCACCCCTCTCGCCCCGCTGAGCGATCTCCTGCGCCTTCCCGCAGGCGGCCCCGAGCTCCTTCGCTGCGGCACCGCCGGCGTCACACGCCTTCTTCACCTGCTCGGCCAGGGTGACCTTCTCCGCGGTGCTCGCCTCCTTGTCCTCCCGCTGCGAGATCCCGTACAGCAGCGCCACGGTCCCGACCATCGCCAGGAGCATGATGCCGAGGGCGGTGACGATCGCCGGCCACCGCTGATGCCTTACGTGATCACCGTTCATGACGCCTCATCCCTGCCCCGGTCGCGTTCCTCCAAGAGCCGCAACAGCCGTTCGATGTCGTGGTCGCGGTCCCGGTCGTATGCGCGATCCTCGCGGCCGGCTTGCCGCAGCGTGGCGATGCCCCCGAACACGGCGGTGACGAGCGCCGCCATGCCCGTGAGCGCAGCTCCGATCTCAAGGCCATTCACTCATCACCTCGGCCGGTTCATCATGCGACCTCACCGCGGCCGGTGATCAGCACCTCGTCGCTGGTGGCCCAGGCGGTCGGGGTGGTGCCGAATCCGTTGTTGTCGATGCGGCGACCGTTGGTGCCGTTCGATGCGATGACGACGAGCTCGGAGCCGCCGGGCACGCCGAACCAGGTGTGCGGGATCCACACCGTTGCGGACTGGTCGAACACCAGCGCCGGGCCGACGATGCGGATGTTGGCCATTGTGACGGGGAAGCCGAATGCCCAGCCGGTGGTGCCGAGGTTGGTGGTGGATCCGCGGGTCATGCGGATCTCGAAGTCGCACCAGTCGTTGGTGATGGCGTACCGGCCGGTGAGGGTGCCGTTGCCGATAGAGAGGCTGGTGCCGCCGACGCCGTCCTTCCAGGTTGGGGTGTATGCAGCGGGCGGTTTGGACAGGGTGCGCCATGCGCCGCCGCGCCGCACCCACAGCGTGTTCGTGTCGGTGGTGAAGGCGTGCAGGCCGTCGTTGAGGACACCGGACAGTGCCGTGTCGCGGGCCGCGGTGGAGGCGAACCGCATGACAGTCTGCTCCATGAAGTAGCCGTTGGCCTCCGACGCGGGCGCGACCACCCCGTCAACGAACTGCTTGTACCCCAGACCCGCCATCAGCTGCTCCTCATATCACCGTGTAGGCGACCCAGCGGGCCTGACCCTGCCGGTAGGTCGCGTTCCATGTCCCCGAGGCCGGCGCCGGGTCGCTGGTGTACTGCACGTAGAAGAACTTCACCCCGATAGCGAGGACACCGGCCGACACGGTGATCGTCGACCCGGCCGGCTCGGTGTCACGATTCACCAGCGTGTGATCGATGATGTTGTGCCCCGAGTCGGTGGAGACCTCACCGCCGGACGCGGCGAACACCTGCCAATAGGCGGTGCGGTAGATCGGCACGTCGGTCGGGATGTTCTTCGGTGACTTCCACTGCACCTGTACCGCGGGGCCGGCACCGCCCGGCTGTGACACCGTGATCCCATAGGCGGGGGACGGGTCGAGGTCGCTGTGCCGGGTCAGCAAGTGCGGCGGGGCACAGTCGAAGTCGACGAGCCAGCCGCCCGGGCTGATGTTGTGGGTGACCCCAATGACCGCGACCTGCTCCTCTACTGCGTCGCGGTGGAGAACGGCGAGGCGTGGCACCGGGAACACCGGCACGAACAGCTCGGGCTGGGCCGGCGCGGTGATCCGCGACGTGAACGGGTACGCCTTGCGGCGCAGCGGCAGCGTCGCCGCGAAGTTCCGCGCCACCTGCGGGTCGCGGCCGGCAAAGTCCATCACACCGAGGTCGACCTCGGCGACCCGCTGCTGCGATGCCGCGTCGTACGGGCCGTAGCGGACACCGGAGATCGTGACGGCGACACCGGTCGCGAAGTAGGCCGGGTTCTGGTCCACTTCCCGCTGGCTGTACGACATGACCGGTGTGCCGTAGACGGTGGTGTCGGCGAACCGCAAGGTGCCCGCGATCGTCGACCCGACCGCGACCCGGGAGATCGAGTCGGCCTCCACGTAGCCATCGCCGAGGTAAGGGCGTAGCACCTTGTTGATGCGGCCGAGCATGTCGCGGATCGTGTCGAGCAGGGTGCCCTTTTCGTCGGTGGTGAGGACCTTCTGCCGGTCGGTGATCCAACCGCCTACGTTCTCCATCACCCCGGCGTCGACGTCGTCGTCGCTGGACACGTTGGCACCGACGGTGGTGGTCCCCACCAGAGACTGGAGGCGCACTGCGAGGGTCTCGTTGGTGAAGTTGCGGGGCGGGGTCGGCGCGGTCGCGAAGTACTCCGTGCCCTGCTGCAACGTGAGGGTCACCCGGTGGGTGCGGACGGCGGTGTTGCCCCGCTTGTGGGGAGCGTCGACCTCGACGGCCTCGGTCAGCTTCGCGTCGACCACGGTCCCGTAGAACAGTTCGATGCCGTTGTAGTAGATCCCGAGCCGCTGCCCGGTCAATGCCAGGTGTGCCGGGTCTGTCGTGGTCAGTGACGCGGTGGCCGGCTCGGCGTGCACGAACAGGCCCTGCTCAACGACACAGGGCCGGTTGATCGTCAGCGTCGTGAACGTGGCGCTGATCGAGCCGACCTCGGTGTCGACTCCCCACGCCGACTCGCCCCACACGGCCTCACCCCAGATGAACCCGGGATGGAACTGGACGAACTCCAGCAGCGCCGCGTCATAGTTGACGCCGGTCTCGGTGCGGCTCGTCATGACCGCCACCGGGTGCCGGCGCCACCGAGCTCGTATGCCTGGATGGCCTTGACGACTTGCCGGCCCACCTCGGGGCCCTGCTGCAACGCGTACACGTTGATCTGAATGGGCGCCGCGGCGGCCGATGCGGTGAACGGGGAGCCCGCACCGGCCGCCAGCGCCACCGACGGGCGGGCAGCGAAACCACCCTCGATGCTCGTATTGATCAGACCCGACACGTTCGATACCGCCCGGGCGACTGCGGCCTGCCGGGCCCGGATCCCCGCGATCAGCTGATCCATCAGCCGCTTGCCGGCGCCGCCGTTGTTCCACGCCCGCAGCGGCCCTTCCTTCACCGGCGATCCAGGGAACAAGTTCTTGACGAACCCGGCGACATTGGACACCTTGTCCCTCAGTGCGCTGATCTTCGATTCGATACCGTTGATGAGGCCCTGGATGAGCTGGGCGCCGGCATGGACTAGCGCGCCGCCGAGGTCGCCGATCCAGCGAGCCGCACTGGACTTGATCCCGCTGATCTTCGCCGACAGCGTCCCCAGGAACGAGTTGATACCGGAGACGAGTCCGATGATCAGACCCCGGCCCTTCTGATACAGCGTCAGAGCGGTATTGCCGATCCAACGCAGTACACCCACTTGGATCCCGCCGATCTTGAGTGCGAGCGTCGCCAGATATGAGGCGACACCGGACACAAGACCGACGATGAACCCGCGGCCCTTCTGATACAGGGTCTTCGCAGTGTTACCGACAGCGGACGCGATCTTGCCGGGCAGGCCCTTGAAGATGATCAGCACGAGCCCGATGGGGCCGAGCAGCAGCAACGGCAGCAGCTTCCATCGACTGCGGAAGAAGTCGACAACACCACCAACGACCTTGGTCACCACAGTCGAGACTGCCCTGAACGCACCATCCACGATCTGCCGGAACTTCTCGCTGTGCTTGTAGGCGTAGATGATCGCCGCGGCCAATCCGATCACCGCGAGCACCACGACCGCGATCGGATTGAGCGCCATCACGACGTTCAGCGCGGCCTGCACCACTGCCCACGCCTTCGTCGCGATCGTGATCACCGCCAGCACACCCTGGTAGATCTTCAATGCGGCGACGACGGCACCGATCCCGACCGCGAGCGCACCCACGAGGGTCTGGTTGTTGCGCAGGAACTCGGTGAACGACCGGAACGCCGGCAGCACCGTCCCGGTCAGCACCCCGCCGAACTTGCTCAGCACATCTTGTGCGACCCGGAACACGGCCGGTAGCTGTGCACCGATGCTCTTGACCAGCGGCGTGAACGCCACCACCAGGTTCTGCACCACCGGCACCACATTCGCTGCGAGCTTCTGCCCGAACGTGACCACCGCAGGCGACGCCGTATCCCGCAGGAACCCACCGAACCGCTGCAACACCGGCAGCACCCGGGCCTGGAAAATCCCCGCCATCAGCGACCCGAACCGGCTCACCGCCGGCACCACCTTGTTCAGCAGGAACCCGGCCACGGATAGCAGCACCGGTAGCACCTTCGATCCGATCGTCTCCCCGGCCTCGGACATGATCAGCCTCAGCCGGTCGAACCGGCCCGCGGTCGTGTTCGCCGCTGCGGCCGCCTGCCCCGTGAACGTCTTCGCGAGGTTCTTCTGGATCTGGTCGAACGACAATGCCTTACCCGAGGCGTCCTTCGTCGCGATACCGAGCTTCCCCAGTGCCCCGGTCGACCCGAGTTGTGCCTTCGCCAGCGCCTGGGTCACCGCACCGAGATCCTTCCCGGTGCCGGTCGATACGTCCATCGCCAGATTCATCAGGCCCTGCGCCCTGCCGACGTCGTGGGTGGCGCGGAGCAGGTTCGCGAGCGCCGGGCGCATCTGATCATCGGTGATACCGGTCGCCTTGCCGGTCTTCGAGATGTAGTCCTCGACGGACTTGACCTGAGCATCGGTGGCGTGGGCGGTGTTCTTCAACGTCTTCGCGAGGACGGCCTGTGCCTTCTCGTCCTCCGCGGCGCCCTGCGCCAGCTTCAACAGGCCACCGCCGAGCGCGACAACCCCGGCACCCGCCAGCAGCGCAGGAACCTTCAGCTTCGAGAACCGGGCACTCAACCGACCGACGGAGTTGTCCATGGCCCGGATGTTGGCTGTCGCACCGCCCGTGTTCGCTATTGCGGTGATCCTGATCGGACCGGCCATCGGGTCACCTCCTCTTCGCGAATCGTTTCGCCGTCTCCATGAACGCTTCCCGCTCCAGCCGGGTCAGCCCCGGGTACTCGCTGGCCGGCTGCCCCGTCACTAGGCAGAACGTCGCTAGATCGTCGGCCCGGGCACGGGCAGCGAGTCGCCTTTTCCCGACTCCGAGTCCGGTTCCTCCGGCAGCACGTCCTGTGGCGGCTCGGCGAACATGCCCTGGACCCGCGACTGCGGCCAGTCCATGACCTCCCGGTAGGCCTCCGCGTACTTCATGTCCTTGTCGCGGCCCACCAGAACGGCCGCCACACACCGGGTCAGGTGCAGCGCCTGCGGCTTGATGCCCCTGTCCGCATCACCGCTCATCTCCTCGATGCTGATCCCGCTGACCTTACCGATCGCGACCTCATCCCACCCGGTGAGGGTCTCCATCGCCTCCTCGAACGTGAGCTGGATCCTCCCGTTCTCGCTGCTGTCGCTGCTCATGTCAGACCCCTTCGCCTGATCGATTCGCTGATTCCGTTGTCGACGACCCTCGCCGCTGCCGGCTCCATGACCCTGTCGGCTTGCCTGGTCTGCCCGGCCGGGCGGATGTTCCGGGCTCGCCACCCGTAGTTGATCGGCCCCGCATAGGGCGCGCTCTGTGTGACAACCGCCCGGTCCGCGAGCCCGACGCCGCGCGTGGATCCCGCGAGCCGGCCGCTGCGCCGCGGCGATGCGGCGGCCAAAGCCCGGGCGCCGATACGGGCAACCTCGGTGAACGGCCCGCTCAGGTCCTCGATGTCACCGGTCAGGCCGCGAAGATCCCGCTGCACCTCCGCGGCACCCCTGACGTGGACATCGAAGCCCCTCGCCATCAGCCGACCCCGACGACCTCACACGTCATCGACGTCGGCGTCGCCGAGTACGTCCACGAGATCCGGCCCGTCGCCGGGTCCGTGAACCGCAGCACCTCCGCCGTCGTCAACACCAGGTACCGCTGCGCACCGTTCGGTACCGCGGTCGTCACATCCGGGTTCCACGCCGTCGCGCCCGTCGGGGTCACCGACGTCGGGTCGTCGAGCACCACGTTGTACGACGAGCCGGCCGCGTTGATGAACCGCAGCACGACCCGGGTCACACCGGACGCGGACGGGATGACGTAATCGCCGCCCGCGTTGCACGTGTTCGCCGACGGCGTGATCGCCAGCGCGGTCGAAGTCTGGATCGTGAACTGTGCCATGAGTCAGCCGCCCGTCAGCTCGTGACCTTCGTCGGCTTCGCGTCGAGGGTCCATTCAACCTCGAACGTCTGCCGAGCGGTGGTCGACTTGTCGGCCTCGCCACCGAGGAACGTCCCGTCCGGTTCGACGATGGTCGCAGTGAAGCTGTAGTGCGGCTGCGATGGCGACGCGGTGGTGTTGCCGTACGGCTTGAGGAGGCACGTGGCGGTCGACCCGGCCGACGACCACACCAGGTCCCACAGGGTGCCGACGGCGGCGTCCTGCACGGCGACAAGATGGAGCTTGTAGGTGCGGGCGCCGCCGGCCGCTGCGTCCGCGAAGGTGACGAAGTCGCTGTCGGAGTCCGCGGAGGTGAGCTCCGCGGTGGAGCACTCCGCGTTCCGTTCGGTGCCGCCCACGGTCAGCTTGAGCAGCCTGGTGCCGATGCCTGCCATCAGGGGGTCTCCTCTTCTCGGGTGCCGTCGATGAACAGCGCCGGCAAGCTGGTGCCGTTGTCGAGTGCGAGCCGTTCATACCGGGCCGCGGTGACAACCATTTCCTCAGCGAGCGCATCCACGAGCGCCAGCTGGTTCGCGTCCACCCACTGCTCGGCCGCGGTCACGTCGCCGGGGAGGACCACGACCACCGACCAGGTGACGACCCCGCCGAACCGGTTCGGGTAGTCGGTGCGGACCCGCTCGACATAGCCCGAGCCGGGCTTGGTGACGTCGCCGTAGTAGGGCTGGACGGTGACCCCGGGGACCGCGTTCGACGCGGCGAACGCGATCGCGGTCCGGGCGTCCTCGGCGGCGCTCACGGCGTCGCCTCCACGGTGACGAACGTGGCGCCGGCACCGAACACGAACTTGCCTTCGGAGCCGATCCCGAGCAGCTTCGCGATGTCCGGGTCCTGCCGCAGCATCTCGATTCCGCCGCCGAACTCGGCCGGCTGCGTGTTACCCAGCGGTGTGACGCGCCGGTTGTACCAGCGGTGCGCGAGCATCGCAGTCCCCAGCTTCACGTCCGGACCGGGCGTGAACACCGCCGGCGCTGTACCGACGAGCAGGTCGGGGCGGCGCGCTTCGACCCAAGCCGTGGCCGCGTCGACCGCCCCGACCCACGCAGCGTCGGCTGCGACCCCGCTGACCTCAGCCAGCAGAGCCGCAGTCGCAGCATCCAACCACGCAGCCACCACGGGCCCTTACGGGGTCTTGGTGACCTTGGCGAACGCGTTCGCCTTGATCGTGTTGTAGGCGACGTAACCACCGGAGGCGAGCTCGACACCGAATGCGGACGGCATGACCGCCTGGAGCAGCCCGATCTTCTCCTCGTACACCTCGGTCCACCGCTTCGCGCCGAGGATGAGGATGTTGCCGGCCATCGACGGCACCACGTACCGCGGCAGACGCATCAGGTTCCCCGCGAACGAGGCGATGCTTGACGTGCCCGAGTCGTTGTTCGTCGCGACCTGCGATTCCAGCAGCGGACCGAGCAGGCCCCACATGCCCAGGCTCATCCAGATCGTGTCCGGCAGTGCACCGGCACCGGCGTAGGCCAGCGCAGCCGATGCATACAGCGCGGAGATGTACGCCGATAGTGGCTGTGCACCGGTCGCCACCGCAGTGTTCTGCGTCACCGCGGCCACCAATGCGGCAACCGCCGCGGTCTCGGTGGCGAGCCCGTATTCGTTGCTCAGGTCGTTCAGGATCGCGTCCCACGCCGCAGGCGACGTCCAGTCGATGTCCTGCCGCGACACCTGGAGCCAGCCGCCCCACGTCTCCTTCGTGAACGTCACCGACCCAATGGTGAGCTTCTGGGTACCGAGCCCGGTCGAGGTGGCCTGCGTGGTCTGCTTCCCCGCCGCGGTGTGCTGCGTGATCAGCGGACGCTTGAACGTCTCACCCGCGAACGCGATCGGCTTCGCGGGAAGACTCGAAATGAACGGGCGGGCCGAATCGAGATCATCCATGACCTCGCCGACGATCGGGACCGGCAGGATGCCCGGGGTATCGCCAGTGACCTGGGTCACGCGGAGCTGGTCACCGGACAGTCCGGAGCGGATCTGGTCAGCGATCGCCCGCGACCGGTCACGCGCCGACCGGATCTCGTCATCGGTGGCGCCAGGGTAGGCGCAGCCAGCCGACAGCAGCCGGTTCCGTGCGTCGGGGTCGGACAGGCCACCCATGGTGGCACCGGCGGCCCGGATCTGGTCGACGATGACCTCGCCGCGGGACCGGTAGGTATAGGCGCGGACCTGAGTACCGCCGAGGCCGGCACCACCCTGCGGCTGCCCGGCCGGGGTCGGCGCGGCGGTGGGACGGAACTGCTGACCGGCGCGGTCACCCGCGGAACGCAGCTGCTCGAACGCCTCCAACGGCGCGATCTGCGCGTCGATCGCCGTGATCCGCTCACGGGTCCGGGTCAGCGACTCCTGCTCCGACTGCGACAGGTCCCGCACCTGGCCCTCGACGTTCGCGCCGGCCACGGTCTGGTCGACGAACGCGACACACTGGTCACGCTCGTCGTACAGCCGCTGGAGCATCGGGGAGGGAGACGGGCGGGTTTCGGTTGCGGTATTCGTCATCAGGCCCTCCGGGGCTCACGACGGGGACAAGGGGGCTATCTCCGGTCGGGGGCTCCTCAGGTGACCGCCAGGTGAAACCCAGGTGACCATCAGGGCCCGGTTGACCCGGGGGCGTGACGGCCGGCGTGGGAACCGGCGTAGCGGTCGGCGTGATGGAACGGCGCGGCCTGTTTGAGCCTGAGTGTAGACCACACCCTGTCCTGAGTTGCAACCTGCAACTCAGGAGGCCAGCTGCACCAGCGACTCGGGCGGGTCCTCCCGCAGCTGGGTGCGATACAGCGACAGGAGCTTGCGGGCGGCGGCCTGCTTCTGCTCCGGGGTCGCGTCGATCCCACCACCGCGTGCACCCGCCAATGCCGCGGCCGCCGAGTGGCAGCCGTTGCGGTTCAACGCACCCAGCGGCTCCCGCACCGGCAGCGAATACCGCTGCTTCGCCGTGCCCGCCGCCGGGCCCCGGTCCAGGATGCACGCCCGGGCGTACTGCGCATCGGTGTAGTCCGCGTTCGTGAACGACGACCACGGCTTGTCCGACACCGCCCGGATCTCCGTCACCGGACCCTGCCGCACCTGATCCAAGTACCGGGTCCACTCCTCCAGCGCGGTACCTGGTGCACCCGGGCGGACCGGCAGCGGCGC